TCATGAGAATTATCTTCCTTGCTATCTTCATTATACTAGGTGCTAATCTTCTTATTGATCTGTTAGATAGTAATCTTACAGAAACAATCAATGAAAGAAATGAAGCACTCGAAAGACTACTCCAACCACCATCAAAAGTAATCCAATGACTATCACTTACACCGAACAACTTCAAGGACTTAGGCAACGCTATGCTGAGATGATTGTAGACGGGTTAGATATGAATGATTTGATTACTCTTGCTGTGGATAGTATTGTTGAAAACTTAAAAGGTTATGAGATAGATGACATTAAAGAAGAGGTGATTGATCTCTATGATGCACAGACTTGGTTTGACTTGAATCCCTAAGTAACACCCTGAAAACACCCATAAATAACATGTTTTCATTAAAAAAACGTTTATTAATGTTATTTTAAATGTATATGTGTGTTTTGTTTGTTTTCCACAACCCTGTGGATAAGGTGGGGTTATATGTGGTTTAATCACTATAATCTGTGGAGAAACCCCTTACTTAAGTCCCTTAGAACCTGTGATCTTACTATCACTTAAATCCCTTAGAAACCCTCATTCTTATTGTTATCTAAGACCGCAGTATATCACACTTACTCTCAAAAGTCAACAGCGCCAGCAACATTTTTCCCCCACAGGACTGCACTTGACTCAGAGTCACATAGGTGCTACAATATAAGGGAAAGACTGAGAGATAGTAACAGGGTATTAAAGTTAGTAACCTCTAAAGTTCCCCTATAGTGTAGGGACGCAATCACACATGACCATCACCATCACAGACGACCACCGCCGCATCAATGGTATCATGGAAAATGCCTGTGAAAAGTTGATGGAATACTCAGAGTTCCTCCGTTCTAAGAATAAGGTTTCGGGCGTACTTGACGAGTTCCAAGCAACACAAGTTATTTGTGATTCGATGTCTGGGGATATGACTTTAGAAGATCTAGATGTTATGGACGAACCAGATATCTTCTATATGTGCCTTGATGAACTCCGAGCACTATCTAACAACTAACACACAGTCCTAAGTATGACTTAAAACTGCTTACTAACTCACACTATTCTTCTTCATTATGTCTCGCGAACTTCTTCTTGGTATGCTGTCTCAGGGTAACACTGGCGCAGAACTTCTGAGTATCCTCGATGTGATTGCCGATGAGGCACAATCTATCGATAACTCAGAGGCATCAGAGGGAACACTTAACGCCATTGATTTCTGATACTATGTGAGTCTGTACAGTGCCCTCTTTGTTTGACACATAGGGGGCACATGTGCTATACTTACAGTGTTGTGAATTCGACAGTATTATGGCGAATTTATGATGGCGAAACGCGAAGCGTAGCGTACCCTAAGGTTAATATAAAGGACCCCCCCTTCCTTAAAACGTTCTACTACCCTAACCTACAAAAGTGTGTACCCTGTGGTTCTATATAAAGCGACGATGTAAAAAAAAGTTATGATAAAATTTTCCCCAGAAAAAATTGGGACCAATAAAGTTTTTCACATATATCTAAAGAGTGATTGTGTTATGCATAATTTAACTGAGGATAAATTCAAAGAGAGTTGGGAGATCCTCAATACGATAGTTGGTTTTATGAAGACTGATTATAGTATTGAGGATTTAACATATGAAGCGGTAGAAGAAACCGCCCATGAAGCAGAGGAAAGTTCGTATTGACTTTCTCTACATAATACGTTAAAATACAAATTGAAGTGGAGTGATTTAATTCCGATGGCAAAAGGATTTACAGTAAAGGCAAAGACGCCTGTGAAAGCATCAGAGGAACCCAAAGAGGAATGGGATTATGATGCAATCAAAGCAAGAATGAAAGGTAAGACGATTGTATTCTGTTTACCAGGGAGGGGATGTTCATATACGTTTATGAAGAATTTTGTACAGTTATGTTTTGACTTAGTACAGAATGGGATGAGCATTCAGATTTCACAGGACTATAGTTCTATGGTGAATTTTGCCCGATGTAAGTGTTTAGGTGCGAATGTATTGCGAGGTCCTAGTCAGATTCCATGGGACGGCAAGTTACAGTATGATTATCAGTTATGGATTGATAGTGATATTGTGTTTACCTCAGAGAAATTCTGGCAGTTATGCGATATGGCGATTACTGAAGAGGGCACAGAACGAGAGATTGTATCTGGGTGGTATTCTACAGAGGATGGTCGCACGACATCAGTAGCACACTGGTTAGATGAGGATGACTTCCGAAACAATGGGGGAGTTATGAATCATGAGATGGTTGATGGTATTCAAAAACGGCGTAAGCCTTTTACTGTAGATTATACAGGGTTCGGATGGGTGATGATTAAGCACGGTGTTTTTGAGAGTCCAAAGATGACATATCCATGGTTTGCGCCAAAGATGCAAGTCTTTGAATCTGGTGCGGTACAAGATATGTGTGGTGAGGATGTCTCATTTTGTTTAGATGCTATTGAGGCAGGGTTTAAGATTTGGTGTGATCCAAGGATTCGTGTTGGTCACGAAAAAATGCGGGTAATCTAAGAAGAACGTTAGAATCACTTTATACTGATAGGAGTATTTAAATTATGGCAAAGATTAGAAAGTCTCTATTGGGACAAACAATGATTGAGTCTCAACCTAAGAGGACTCGACAAGGAGCAGGAAAACATACAAAGTATGCTGCTACGAGTCGTAATGGGAAACCAAAGCGTTATCGTGGTCAAGGGCGATAATATGATAAAGAGACCTTCGGGTCTCTTTTTTTTGTCTAGATACATATGTGAAACATTAAAGTATACTATGGCTTGTTTGATTGTTAATCTACCAGCAGTAGAAGTATGGGTTCGTAAAGAATACTTAACTGATCATACTAGTGGATGGGGCGAATATGTAAAAGGTGTTTGGGTATCATGTAAAAGTATACCTGGTCGTGCATTTTATTTTGAGACTTATCTACCAGAATATGGTGCAATGTATGATAAGTTACCAATTAGTGCGTTCTTATCGGAACCAAAAAAACCCGACCCTGATATGAATCTACAGAACTTACAGTTTTGGAACTGTATGGATTATGGTGTTGTAGCGATTCAAAAACCGTTTATAGGGTCTATGGACTATGAACTGTATACAAGGGATCACGGGACCGTTAAAGGTACATACGTGTGTACTCTAGATAACTATCATCAAGACCCTGATACAGTTGATTATGCAACCAGTGAGAATCCATCAGAGCATAAGTCTCATAACCTAATAGAACTAGCAAATGGACAATATGCTTTGTATCCTAATAATAGGATGAGAATATATGATAATAGTCTTACACCAGCAGAACCAAAGAAACCTGACTTTAAAGTCTCTACTGAATATTATCAGGTTGAAAATGGTTATGATCGTATGGGACTAGGAGATCAGGAGTCATACTTCTGGAAAACACAACAAGACATTAAGAGAGGAAACAACGATGCCTGAGAATAATTTTTTAAGGGAGATTGCAAATGATGAACAGACTCCTAGACAACTTAAGAAAATTAATGAAGACGGACTTTTTGAAACAACTGATTGTTCTGACCCTGATCATCAGTGTACTTGTGGTTCTAAACCAGTAACATTAACTGAGGATTAAGCGTCTAAATAAGGTAGAATTCTTGTATTATTTTGCCAGTCCAAAGGAACAGTAAAGCATTTAAAGATTTGAGTGCGTCATTTAAAATCAATCCTCTTAAAAGAGATTTGATTGAATTGACGAATGAGAATGCTATTGCTCGTTCTATTCGTAACTTGCTTCTTACAATACCTGGTGAGAAACCATTTAATCCTGCTTTAGGATCAAATATAAGCAATCTACTCTTTGGGCAGATTGATTCACGTACAGCATCATCAATTCAAACTGAAATTGTAGATACTATTGAGTTGTTTGAACCAAGAGTGGAACTCATTGATGTCAAAGTCAAAGCAGATCCTGATAAGTATCGTTTTGATTGTAAGATACAATATATTATTGTTGGTATAGATGTACCAGCACAAGAACTCTCCGTTGCATTAGAACCCACTAGGTAAAATGCCTTTAGTAAATTTCAGCAATCTAGATTTTGAGCAGATAAAGGTTTCCATAAAGGATTACCTCCGTGCAAACTCTAACTTCACCGATTACGATTTTGAGGGGTCAAACCTCTCGACAGTTATTGATGCATTAGCATATAACACATATATTACTTCATACAATGCCAATATGGTAACGAATGAAGTATTCATTGATAGTGCAACACTACGAGAGAATGTAGTGTCACTAGCAAGGAATATTGGTTATGTGCCTAGATCTCGTACCTCATCAAGATCGGTTATTTCTTTTGAAGTTGATGTATCCACTACTACAGCATCAAGTGTAACTCTAAAGAAGGGTCTTGTTGCGATTTCATCTCAACAATTCGGTTCGCAAGATTATACGTTTTCAATTCCGAAAGACATTATAAAAACTGTTGATTCAGATGGCATAGCACGTTTTTATGATATCACAATATACGAAGGAACTTTTGTTGAGACACAGTTCCCAATAAGTTCCAGAACTCCGAATCAAAAAATTATATTACCAAATACAGGAATAGACACGTCATTAATCACTGTAGAGGTTCTAGAATCGTCTACATCGAATATTAAAACCACTTATACCCAATATAGTGGATTGATTGATATTAAGTCAGATTCTCGTGTTTACTTCTTACAAGAGATACCAAACGAAAAATATGAACTTCTATTTGGTGATGGAGTATTTGGTAAAAAGTTAGAAGAACCAAATGTCGTAAAAGTTGGATATATGATATCTGCAGGTGCTGCAGCAAATGGAATTGATTCATTCACTTTCAGTGGAGAGTTAATAGAAAATAACGGAACTCCTGTTACAACTGCTATTACAGCACTAGTTACTGATGGTTCATCTCAACTTGGTGCTCAAATAGAATCTGTGGATTCGATCAAAAGATATGCTCCACAAATTTACGCATCTCAGAACCGTGCTGTCACAGCATCAGACTACGAGGCATTGATTCCTAACATATATCCTGAAGCAGAGTCTGTATCAGCATATGGTGGAGAAGATTTAAGTCCTCCGCAATATGGAAAAGTATTTGTAAGCATTAAACCTGTCAATGGAGTCTTTTTATCTACTTGTCTAAAAGATTTTCTAATTGAAAAAATAAATCGATATAAAGTTGCTGGTATTCAAGTTCAGTTAATTGATTTAAACTATCTTTATATTGAGACCGACTCTAATGTATATTATAATACAAATAAGGTACAAAGTGGAAGTGTAATTAAGGCAGATGTTTTGGCATCAATTACTGAATATTCATCTTCCTCTGCATTGAATAAGTTTGGAGCAAGATTTAAGTATAGTAAGTATCAAACTCTAATTGATAATAGTAACATTGCGGCGACTTCTAATATCACAAATGTTCAGATAAGAAGAGACTTAGAACCTGTAATTAATAAGTTTGGTCAATATGAGTTATGTTATGGTAATAGATTCCAAGTTAAAAACTCTTCAACAGATAAATGTGGTACAAACCTATTAGATGCTGAGAACAAAGGATTCAATGTAAGATCGTCAGGTTTTAAAATCAGTGGGATCTCTGATACATTGTATCTTGGAGACATTCCAAATATGGGATTAAAGACTGGTAAACTATTCTTCTTTAAGTTGGCATCACCAAAACAAGCAATAATTGTAAAACAAAATGTTGGTATTGTAGATTATATCCATGGTGAGATTAAGTTGAATCCAATAAAGTTTGTTTCAACGAGTATTGTTAGAAATAAAGTTCCTATTATTGAAGTATCTGCTATTCCTTATTCAAATGACGTTATTGGTCTTCAAGATTTATATCTTCAATTAGACCTCAATTATACTACGGTAAATAGTGTTGTAGATAAGATAGATTCTGGTGATGATATCTCTGGAAGTAACTACATTGTAAGTCCAAGTTACGATGGAAATGAGTTAGTACGCGGCACCCCCCAACTTATAGCAGCAGAAACTTCATCCGCTTCATCCTCTTCAACCACACCTTCTTCTACTTCCAACACAAGTTCTACAATATTGGTCAATTCCAATAGAGTCGCACAATCTACTTTCAATAATACCCAATCAACTCCTGGCTACTAATAAGAAATGGCAATCGATAGAGTCAATATTCAAGATATCATCGCATCTCAGGTCCCTGCATATGTGAGAGATGATTTCCCGCTGCTTGTTGAGTTTTTAAAACAGTATTATCTTTCAGTAGAGTTTAAAAGTGGAACATACGATCTTATTACAAATATTGATAAGTATGTCAAAGTAGATGAACTTTATGCATTAGTAGATTCTACTATCCTTCAATCGGATATTAATTCAGTTGATACTTCTATCGGTGCTGATATTAATGGAAATTTCACAGAAGGATTTCCGAAAAGAAATGGATTACTTTTAATTGATGATGAAATCATTTCTTACACCCATAAGACAGACACCTCGTTTGAGGGGTGTGTACGGGGTTTCAGTGGAGTTACAAGTTACTCTGGGACAAATACCCCAGATGAACTAGTATTTAAAGAAACCTTAGCAGCAAGCCATACTAAAGACACCGTAGTTTATAATTTAAGTATTCGTTTTCTAAAAGAGTTTTTTAGAAAACTTAAAAACCAAGTCATTCCTGGATTTGAAGATAGAGCAACAGTTAGTGATCTCAATCAAAGAAACTTTATTTTTGGATCTAAATCTTTTTATGATTCAAAAGGCACAGATGATTCAATTGAGATTCTTTTCAGAGCATTGTATGGAAAAGACTCTTCAGTTATAAGGCCAAGTGAATATCTGTTTAAACCATCTGATGCAGATTATAGAGTTACCATTGATATGGTGGTTGAGAAGAATATTGGAGATCCTTTAGATTTAAAATCTCGTACACTATATCAGGACTCTACAAAAGCAAGAGGGTCTGTATGTAACGTAGAAAAATTAAATTGGGACTATGCTTCATTAGGTATCGATAA